ACTTACTGTATGTTGTCAATGGCTCGAGCCGCGCACAAAGCGTGACGGTTCCGTTGTTTATGAAAATTCAATTGAAGAAAAATTACTGCAGTTGGGTGCGTTTAAACGCGGTAAATATACCGAAGAACAAATCCGTCAAACATATTTGAATAATGTAAATGAATTGTTGAAGTTGGTTCCCAAACTAAATGCAGCAAATATTAAATCATTTCGTATGTCAAGCAACGTTCTTCCGCTCTTTGAATTCTGTGAAGATATTGCCAAAAACAATGTAGAACTATTAAATAAGTTTAAACTTCTTGGCGATATGTTCAAAAAGAATGATATTCGTGTAACGTGTCATCCCGGTCAGTTTGCTGTTATTAGCAGTGACAGTGATGATGTAATCGCAAATACAATTAAAGAATTAAACTACCACGCTTGGATGTTTGATCAAATGGGATTTGATCGCTCACCTTACTACGCCATCAACATACATGGCGGAAAGCGTGGCAACGTTGAACGAGCAATTGCAACAATTAATTCATTGCCCGAACAGACGCGAAATCGTTTAACGCTTGAGAACGATGAAAGTTCTTATAGTGTTCCAGAATTGATTAAAATCCATGAGAAAACCGGAACACCGATTGTGTGGGACAGTCATCACCACACATTCAATACTGGCGACATGGACATTTCTACAGCGTGTTTGGAAACTATGAAAACTTGGGGAGAGATTAAACCTCTTCAACATTTGAGTAATACTGAACCTGGTATGGAAAATGGTTCATTCACTGAACGTCGCAAGCACAGTTTCAATATTCATTATATTCCAGAAAAACAGAAAGAACTAATTCTGGAAAATAAAGTTGATGTAGATGTTGAGGCAAAAGGAAAAAATTTAGCGGTTTTAAAAATGCGAAAAGACTTTGGTATTATTAATTAATATTGGTGATAATTAAAATGTTTACCGACATGCTTACTGCTCTTATAACTTCTTATAAGATTTCTATGTCACCAAAAGATTTTACGAGATTTAAAATGGATAAAGATGAAGAAGAAAGAATGCAAAAATACTGGAGTGAATACTTGGAAAAAGAATTCCAACCAGAAGACTTTTTTATTGATCCTCCAGAAGAATTAATGGAAAAGCAAAGAGCATTCGCTAATCCAATATGCTCTAATTGTTCGCGAGAAACATATTCACTTTTAAAAGAAGAAAATAATAATATACTTTCTATGTGCCCTTGCTGCAGACGGACATATAAAACACATATTTAATATGTGGAATTAATTTTAATATATTATCCAGTTGTATTAATAATTTTATTTTCAATACCAAATATAATTTTACTTATTTTAGCAATAGTAGGAGACAGAGATGTTTAACTTAGGAGACTGGGTTCAAATAACACCAACCCCAGATTATAAATGGAGTCAATGGTATAACTCTCGCGATATATATCAAGAGTATTTAGATAAAATTGGAGTTATTCAATTTGTCGCCGATGACGATGAACGTTCTGGCGAATCAATTTATGCTGTAAAAGTAAAATTTCCATTTGGTCTTGGAAATCTTCCGGCTGGAGAATATTATGAGTGGTTTAGGGGAGAACATTTAATTCGTTCTTCGCAATCAAACGCAAATCTAAGATACAATATGGCAACTGCTGGACGAGAACTTCAGGAATGGGAAAAATTCAAAAAGAAAACCACAGATGATATGTTGAGACACATATTCACTCCCGAAGAACCGCAAGAAACAAAAAAGGACGATCCAAATCAATGGGATTTAAAAACACCGTCCGATAATGAATATGACGATAAATACGATCCATATTATAATAATTCAGGAAATTATATTTTTGAATATATGAATAATACAGACGTAGATTATAGTTATTATTCAGATGTTTCCGACACAAAAACAAAAGACGACGATTGACAAATATGAAGTTGGAGATTTAGTTTATTATCTTGAAGATAGTAAACCAAAAATAGCCTTAATAGTTAAAGCAAAAAAACTTTTAAAATTATATGATATATTGATACAGACAGAGAATGTTTATATAAAAGATGTTCATATAAACTCACTACAAAAAGCGTTGTAAAGACAAACCCGGTAAACTATTTATTTAGTCTACCGGGTTTTTTTATGTCTAAAATAATAGTTAAAATTAAAGATAAAAATTTTAAAAGTGCTCATGTAGCATTATTTAAAGATGGGAAAGTTTTAATATTAAGGCGTTCAAAGACAGATAGTTGGATGCCAGGTCATTATGGTTTACCGGGTGGAAAAGTAGAACCAGGCGAAAGATTAACTGACGCTCTCTCAAGAGAATGCAAAGAAGAAGCAAGTATTGACGTTTCTCCAACAGACTTTATTTTTCTGCCAAAAGTAAGCAATGAAACCGAACATGCATTCTTTTGTGCTACAAAATTTTCTGGTGAGCCAAAATTAGACTTTGAGCACGATGATTTTCAATGGGTAAATCCCAAAGATTTATCTAACTATAAAATAGTTCCAGATTTAATAGATATTATTAATGCGGCATTGGAGAAACTTTTTAATGACAGTTAAAGATAAGTGGATACAATTTTTATATAACTTTACTTGGTTTAGCCAAGTTTATTATATTTTAACAATGAAAATTTCACAAAGTCTTACAAAATGTAAAATTCCAATATATTATAAATTTGAAGATATAATGAAAGCATTAAATTATGGACGTTTATATAAACCAGATAATTTAGCAGAAATATTTAATGACTACCTAATACATCCAAGAGTTATTCAATGTCGTTTAAATTCAAAAACTCCATTTGGCGATTGTGATGACCATGCAATTTATTGGTGCGTAGCATTAAAAAAATCAAAATTAGTAAAAAAAGTATGGTTTTCTTTCTTTGCTATGAAGGGAAGATGGCCAGACGATACATATTCGGCTCATGCTGTATGTGTTTACCAAGACTTTGAAGGAAAGTTTTTCTGGTGCGATTACGGAAAACCAAATTTAATTGAAAAAATTGAAGATTTTCAAATAAAATCTGCTGAAAGATATGGATGTGAAGCAGTCTGTGGCGCAACTTGGGAAATTTTAAGCATTTCTCAAGATGATACACCTATTTTTGGAAAAATAAAACGCATTTTACCACCAAAAAAGTGAGAAATTATGACAAAAATTAAAATTTTAATCAAAGAATCAGAAAAAATAAAGGGTGGCTTAGGCGATAACCGTCCAGATAGTGATTTTGACGCAGAGCAACTTAAAAATGGCATAGAAGTTGAGATGGAACATACGAAAGATCGTAAAATTGCCAAAGAAATTGCTAAAGATCATTTAAGTGAAGACCCTAATTACTATAAAAAACTAAAAAAGATAGAAAAATGACAAAAGTTGATGAAATTTCTGTAAAATCTCAAGTTGATCCTTCGGTTTTAGCACCGAAGAGTGATTTATACCCTAAAATTTGGGACCCTTCAACAAAAAAACTAAATGCTAATATAAAATTGAAGTTAAAACAGATAGCCGAAGACTTTATTCGCGGCTTTAAACATCCTTTAAAAATAAAAGATATAATTTTAACTGGTTCTATTGCAAATTATAACTGGAATCAATATTCTGATATAGATTTACATGTTTTATTAGACTTTAATGAAATTCCAGATGAATATATGGAAGCATTTAAAGACTATTTTAACGCAAAAAAAGAAATTTGGAATAAAACTCACAATATCATGATTATGGGACATGAAGTTGAAGTTTATATTCAAGATATAAACGAACCACATCATTCAACTGGTGTCTATTCAATTATGAGCGACCAATGGCTTAAACAGCCAGAAATAAAGAAACAAGATATCAATTATGATGATGTTATTAATAGAACTGAAGGTTTTATTGAACAAATAAATAAATTATCACAACTTGTTGCTAAAAAAGACTATCAAAAAGCCAAAATTGGTATTGATAATTTAAAAAATAAAATAAAAAAATATCGTCAAGCCGGTTTAGAAGCAGAAGGCGAATACTCTACAGAAAATATGGTATTTAAAATGCTTCGCAATCAAGGTTTTCTTGAGCAATTATCTAATTTAAAATTCCAAGCATATGATAGTGATATGGGAATAGAAGAAGAGATACTTCGTTTCCAAGAAACGATTGAAGAAGCAAAAAAGAAGAAAAAGAAAAAAGGCAAGAAAGATGCGTGTTATTATAAAGCAAAAGCCAAATATAAAGTTTGGCCAAGTGCGTATGCATCTGGATATTTGGTAAAATGCCGAAAGAAAAAAGGTAAAATAAAAGAAGAATTAGATGAAGAGTTAGAAATAGACGAAATTCTATTAGAAGATTTATTAGATGAAGAATTAGAGTTGGATGAAGAATTAATTCAACAAATAGCAGAACAAGAAACACTTGATGAAAAGAAAAAAAGAAAACGAAAAACTGATTTTTCAAAAGAAAAAAAACAAGGTCTTCGTGGCTGGTTCTCTCGTCAAGGTGGAGAAGGAAAAAGTAAAGGTTGGGTAGACTGTAATACTTGTCGCAAAGATAAGAGCACCGGTCGTAAAAAATGTAAATCTTGTGGTCGTCAAAAAGGCGAGAAAAGAGGCAAATATCCTGCTTGTCGCCCAACACCTTCTGCATGCACCAGAAAAGGTATGAAAAATAAAAAGAGTTCAAAACAAGTTTCTTGGAAATCTAAAAAGGAAGAATGAAATGAAAAGTTATTTAACTGAGTGGAAAAAATGGAAATCTATACTCAAAGAGATAAGTGTAGAGCAAGCAAAAATTGCTCTAAATGCTGCTGAACAAAGAGAAAAAGCAGCAAAACAACAACATCAGGCGCTAAATACAAATTTGGCATTAGCCCAACAAGAAACAAGAGCGGCACAAGAAGCACTAAAAAATGCCGAAAGAGAAGAGAAATTACAAGCTTCTACTAAAACCACAACTTCATTACCAACCGGTACAACGAGTCCAGTATCAACAACTGGAACCATGGAAGAAAATGTTGGTAATGCAGCGGGAAATCCATCTGATGGAGCAGTCGGTCCAAAAGCAGTTCCATATTCAGTTCTTGATGAAGAAGAACTGACAGAAGAAGAATTAGAAGAAGCAAGTGGTTGCCACGAAGGCGTAGATGAAGGTGGTCAATCTTGCCAATTAGAATTACAATATGAAGAAGTAGAAGAACAAAAACAATGTAATGAATGTCGTGATTGCACGATGTGCGGTCTTCTTACAGAAGCAAAATACAAAGGTAGAAAAGTTAAACTAAACAAGCCAATGCGTGGTGATGTTAAAAAATTTAAAGTATTCGTCCGCGATCCAAAAACTGGAAATATCAAAAAAGTTAATTTCGGTGATAAAAAGATGAGAATCAAAAAGAGTAATCCAAAACGCCGTAAATCATTCCGTGCTCGTCATCGTTGCGCAAATCCAGGTCCAAAGACAAAAGCAAGATATTGGTCATGCCGTAAATGGTAATAAAATAACTATTTAATTAATATGAATATTGAAAGAATTAAAAATCTTATAAGAGCATTTTATCCATTTGCTAAAACAAAACTCGGATTTGAAGAACCGGTTAAAATTAGATACATAACGAATGATGTTAAAAATTCTGAAGATCCATTAGGTAAAACTGCTTACTATAATCCGGAAAAAAAATCTGTTACACTATTCATTTTAAATCGTCATCCAAAAGATATTCTGAGATCATTTGCACATGAATTAACACATCACGCACAACATTGCCGTGGAGATTTTGATGGTCAAGAAGTATCAACAGAAGAAGGATATGCACAAACAAATCCACTTTTGAGAAAAGCAGAGGAAGAAGCATACATGCTTGGCGGAATGTTGCCAAGAGATTTTACAGATATGCTAAAACAAGAAAAGAAAGACAGGTTATTAATGATTATAGAAAATAAAGAAAACGAAGAACATAAAGAAGTTAAACAAACTCGTAAACGACTTGATGACGAACAAGCTGTCACAGACATGTTTGAAGAAAGAAGAAATAGGCTTAATAAAAAATTAATTGATAAATTTATTAAACCAGTTAAAAAGGAAGGAAACACAGAATGACCTCACCAAGACAAAGAAAAAAAAGATTAGCACTCTTTAAATTGAGAGAAAAACTTAAAAAAGAAGCAGCTGTAGTTGTTGAACATAAACCAGTTGTTGTTGAAAAGCAAGTGGAAGAAAAAAAGCCAGAACCAGTGAAGCCAGTTGCATCGCCACCGCCAGTTGTGGTAGAATCTGCAGTTGAGCCAAAGCCAAAAAAAGCAAAGGCTGGTTTGGTTGAAATGAAACCACAAGAACAAGTTGTAGAACAACCAAAACAAGAAGTCAAGACTGAAACAAAGGAATAAAATATGGGCGGCGCTGCTGGTCACATGGAATCACTATACGAAGATCTGTCTTTAACATTTAAAGAAGTTAAAGATATTTTTTCAAAAATATCATCTGGAAAAATGATGGTGACAGAAAAATTAGATGGGGTTTGTCTCCATTTATCTTATTCTGTTATGGATGGAAAAGCACGAGCAGCAAGAAACTATAAAAATATTAATGAAGGTGGAATAACTTTAGAAAACATAAATCTCCTTTCAGAAAGAAAAGAATTTATTGCTTCTATTACAGAAGCCGTTAAGGCTTTTGAAAACGTTGTTAAAAAGATCAGAATTGATGAACAAGTAAAAATATTTGGTCCAAATGCAAATTATTATTACAATTGTGAAATAATTGATCCTAAAAATCCAAATATATTACTTTATGATCGTCCAAGGATCATAGTTCATCGTTCTGGTCATTTAAAAGAAAATAAATTTAATAAAACTATAGTTCAAGAAACATTAAAAGAAGAGTTTCTAAAATTAGAAAAATTATTAACTGAAAATAGTCAATTAAACGAAGATCTTGGAAATAATTTTATTTTTGAAACAAATCCTTTAAGAAAAATTGATGAACTAAAAGATAAATCATGCTATGAAAACGCTGTAAAAAACTTACAAAATGAAATAAATAAATATTCTGTTTCTGAAGGTTCACCTTTGGCTGAATATGTTTTGTCTCGCCTTGATGAAGAAGTATCAAAACAAATTCCAGAACTTACAAGAAAATGTAAAATTAAACTCTTAGAAAGACTGATGAGAGCAGAAGGTGTTACAGCAAAACATGTTTATGAAACTTTAATTAAAGAAAATTTAATTGAACTTACTGAAAAAGTAAGAAATTTAATTAACTCAGAAAGAAAACTCTTAAAAGAAGCAGTTTCACCAATAGAAGAAATAATAACTGAATTTGGAACTGGTGTATTAAAAGAATTTAAAAGTAAATCTATTAAAGATACAATACAAGAGTCAAATAGATTGAAGAGCAAATTGCAAGAAATATTTGACATCGTTGGAAGTTCACAAAATCCAGAAGCACAAAATTTTTTAAATAATCAGTTTAAAAAAATTAAAAACATTGACAATATAAATTTAGGCTGTGAAGGTATTGTATTTAAGTATAACAATAATATTTATAAAATTACTGGCTTGTTTTCTCCTATCAACCAAATTCTTGGAATGATGAATTACCAGCGTGGTAATGTTGCTCCTTTAAAAACTCTTATTACTATGAATGAAAATAAAACTGCAGTTCTTTCGTGGGGCAGATTTAATCCGCCAACTATTGGTCATGAAGTTGTATTTAAGTTTGGTAGTGATTTGGCAAAACAAAGTAAAGCAGATTTTTTTATTATTCCAACTAAAACAACTGATAAAGAAAAAAATCCATTGACAATTCAGGAAAAGATCACTTACATTAATAAAATCTTTCCTGAATATACTAACAATGTGATCAATTCTTCTCAAATTAATACTATTATAGAGGCTGCTAAATACTTCTCTAATAAAGGTTATAAGAATTTAAAATTAGTTGTTGGTTCAGATCGTAAAGAACAGTTTGAAATATTAAATAAATATAACAATAAAGATTATAGTTTTAATTTAATTGAAATAGTTTCAGCTGGAGAGCGTTTGGACGAAGGCGAAGGCGCAGCCAGTATGTCGGCAAGCAAAATGCGAGAGGCTGCAATACAAGGCGATATAGACGCTTTTATGAAGGGTGTTGCCGGTCGTCTTGAACTTGAAGAAGGTATTCAGTTGATGAACCTTATTCGTTCCAGAATTGAAGTAGTTGATGGCGATAAAAAAAAATTTCTGGAACCTGTCTCCCCTTCTTTGTTGGCTGAAGTTATACAAAAATCAGGCAATAAGTGGTGTGTTTTCTCAAAAAAGAAAACCAAAGAAGGAAAAAGAAAAAAACTTGGATGCTATAATAGTCGTAACGGAGCGAAGAAACGATTACGTCAAGTAGAATATTTCAAATCTCTCAAAGAAGAACAAGATTTGGAAGAAATGTCAGCATCAGGTGGTGGTGGACTTCACGGTGCGCCGATAGGTTCAGGAAAAAAAGAGGAACAGTTAGAACAAGAGTTCGTAAACTATTCACAACGTGGTCCCGGTGGCGGTGGAAATACATCACGACTTGGAACATCAGTTCAAAAACGAGATGACGAACCCTCCAGAAAAGAAAAAATAAAAATACTAATTATGCAAGAGGAACAATTCATGATTAACCGAAAAGAATTTGTAGAAGAAATTAAATTACGCAAAATAATTCGCGAAGGTTTAAAGCGCAAAATGAAAGAACGCGAAGAAAAAATTCTACAAGAAGAACAGCAACTTCGTGGCGTTATTCGTAAGCTCCTCCAAGAAAAAGACGAAGAACCACCTCATCCAATTACTGGTATTAATGTATTGAGAGATCTTCTTAAAAAAATTGTTCCTACAATTGAAAATAGTTATAAACAATTAACAACCAGCAAAGAACAAAGAAGTTCATTTAGAGCGCATCTTGTTAAAAAAACAAAAGATTTGTTAAGAACCGCAGAAACACCAGAAGAAAAAATTTCTGTTGATGTTGAACTTAAAGAGCAAGAAAACGAAGAGGAATTAAGCCAAGCCCGTCAGGCTGCAAAAGCAGATCCAAGATTTATTGATCCTTTCGCTAAAAAGAATAAGCCAAAACCAGAACCAGAATTAAAACCAGAGCCAGAAGTGGAAGATGATGGTCTTGATACAACTGGTCGTGATATGTCTGAAAAAACATTTAATAAAATACAAAAACAAATAAAAGATGCATATGATGTTCTTTCAGACCCACGTGATAAAGATGCATTCTCAGAATACCTTATAACAAATCAATTATTGCACATGGATATTTTTGAAGATGATATGAAAACTGCTGTTGAAGAACCAACAACTGCTTCGTATGAAAAAGAAAAACAAAAACTGGATTCAACTCCACCAGAAGGCGATACAACTTCTCAACTTCCATCTTCAACGCCAGAACAACCACCACCGGCATCCCCAAATCCAGTTATGGAAAGAAAGAGGAGAAAATAGTATCTTTACAAGCAGTTTTTAGAATGATAGATTATTCTCAATATGAGAGACTATATAAAAACTGCTACTGAATTAGGAAAACTTGTAAAAGAAAAACAAGATGCTTATGGTGATAGTTTTTCAAAGAGCGAAGAAATAATAAAAATTTTATTTCCCGATGGTGTTAAACCAGAAAACTATCGCGATCTATTAACAATCACCAGAATCATTGATAAACTGTTTCGTATAGCGACCAGAAAAGATGCTTTTGGTGAAAGTCCATATCGTGATATTGCGGGCTATGCCCTGTTAGGATTAGTAAGTGACTTGGAAGAAGAAAAGAAAAATTCAAGGAAAGCGTGAACATTATTCACTTTCCAAAAAATTAAAACGGGATGGTAAAATATCCGAACAATTTGAAGTAATGTTAAATTCCTTGACGATGGAAGAATTAATGGGTTTGAAACTTGAATTAGCAATTAAGGCCGCAGGCGCACCACTTTTTGGATTACCGATCTATAAAAGTCTCAAAGATGTTGCCAAAGCCGCGCTGTTGATGTATGCTGCCTCTGCTACCAGATCAGATCGCGAAGCCGCTGCTCTGTTAGGAATTGATAGATTGGAATATTCTGTTTCTATCAAAAAATATAACATTGTAAATTATTTTGAAGGAGAAAAAAATGGAAACTGTAACTCAAACACCACCGGTTGAAACACCAGTAGAACCAGCTGTAGAAACTGTCCCTGTAACTGCTGGAGAAGGCGAAGGTGAACAACCAGATGTTGCCGTCTCTGTTGACGGAGTAGAGGTTGAAGTAACTGATACAAAAGGAAGTCTTGAACTCACACCAACAACAGGAGTTGTAGGCGTATTGGTCCTTGCACTTCTTGCTGTTGCTGTTGTTAAACTGCGTAAAAAGTGATATTTTGGCACATGAAAATGTGCCTTTTTGGCACCATCGTCTAATGGTCAGGACAGGAGCCTTTCAAGCTCCATATCAGAGTTCGAATCTCTGTGGTGTCACCACTGTCTTGTGTTTACTGGAGGAATTGGTAGACTCACTGTAAAGTAGTTTACAGCGCCGAAATGGCATCTCGGTTCGAATCCGAGTTAAACACCGGACTTAATTTAAGAGAGAAATAATATGTCACAGATTGTTCAATATGATGAAAGTTTGCCAATTAATTTTAATCTTGTAAAAGAAGGTTTTGTTGATGCTCTTGTTTCTGAAAAATTTTTAACACCAGAGCAAGGTGATTTGATAAAGAAAAATTATTCTGTAACACTTGTAAGAAGGAATTGGCTTGGTAGAATGGTAGATAGTTTGCTTTGGAATAAAGATAGTAAGGATGAATTTAAATTAGTTATGGTAAAAGTTGTTTTTCCACCGCGATGATTTAAGGACAGGTGGCCGAGTGGCTGAAGGCACCGGATTACTAACCCGGCATACCGAGAGGTATCGTGAGTTCGAATCTCACCCTGTCCGCCACTTTTTGGGCTGGTAGTTAAATGGGATAACGGTAGCTTTGCAAGCTTCAATTGAGAGTTCGATTCTCTCCCGGTCCACCAAATTTATTATGTAGAAACTATTTATCTATATGAAAAATTCAATCCTGAAGTTCTTAGAGTTAGTTCAAGAAGACTGTCTAAGACATGGGGTTGAAATAATATTCCATCCGAAATATGAAATTAAATTATCAAAAAAGATTGATGTTTCTGGATTTTGGAACGATGACGATAGACAATTAAATGTTGCAATTTATTGTGATGAATGGTTGACCGTGCTTGCCCATGAGTATGGTCATTTTTGTCAATGGAAAGAAAATAAATTTCTTGACAAAGATACATCAGAGGCTTATGTTCTTTTTGATGAATGGATTGATGGCAGAAAAAATTTATCAAAGAAAAAACTTGATAAAGTTTGTGAATTAATACAAAAATGTGAACTTGATTGTGAAAAGCGAGCTTTAAAATTAATAAAAGAATACAAACTTTATAAAGATGAAAAACTTTATATTCAGAAAGCAAACAGTTATGTTCTTGGATTTGCAGCAGCAAAAATTACAAGAAAATGGTTTAAAACACCACCATCCAGAACCTCTCTTGTGTTTAATTCAATGCCTAAAACATTTACAAAATCTTTAAAACCTAACAAAAAGCAGTTAAAATTATTATTAGAAACCTGTTTTTGAAACGAGATAAAAAATGTATAGTTTATTTGTATTTATGGATAAGTATACCAAACCTATCCTACCTCCGCTTCTTGTAGAAAAGGATTGTGGAAAATATACTACTCAACAAGGTATTACTGGAAGAGTTTATCTTATTAGTGGTGATTTTGAAGATATATTTAAATTTATAAAATCGCATCAACAAATTTGGTTGGGCTTTCATGACAATTGCACAGAAGAAGAATTACATTTAGAAAAATGGGTGCAACCTGTATGAATGATTATTTTGAATGCACATGTTCCAGCAAAGAGCATACATTTTGTGTAACAAGTGAAGAAAGTGAAGATAACTTCCCACCAGAATTATTTTTTCATTTCCAACTCATTCAGCCAAAAAATATATTTAGCAAAATAACAACTGCTATAAAATATATTTTTGGCTATAAGTGTCGCTATGGTCATTGGGATGTTGTAAACCTCGGCGAAGATGACACAAATCGTTTAATAGTTTTATTACATCAGCATCGTGTTAGAATCCAAAAATTTAACGACTTAGTTCAGAATAATAAAGTTCCAGAACGCTCCGTTTGACAAGCCAGATCTGCATGCTATTCTACCAACGGAGCTGTTTATGTTTGAAGAGCTAAAATTAGATATCTTATTAAAAGATACAGTTATAGAAGAAATAAAAAGACGAATAATAAAACATCATGAACTTTATGATAATAAAGTTTCATCAACTCTTTGGGAAGAAATATTGCACAAATCATTTAAATCAAATGGTTTAAATTCCCAGTGGAACATGGGCGGTCATGGCGCTGGAACCGATGTTAAATGTGAAGAAATAAGCATTTCGTGTAAATCTGGAGTTATAAAAGGAAAGAAAATAAAAAAACTTTCTATCTCCTCATATCGCACAACTTCACTTAAAACAATAGAAGAAAAACTAAATTATCTTGATCAAAAACACGAAGATGTAATATTTTCGCTTGTACATGATGGACAGAAATATAGAATTTTTGTTTTAATACAGCCAAAAGTTTCTAATCTAAATTGGATAGAAACAAAAGGGCAATGGAAAGCAGTAGACAAAGAAAATACTTGGAATGAATTTAAAATTTCTAAAAGTATGTCAGATCAGTTTTGGATGAATTTGAGCATGGATCATTGGGACAAGTGGGGAATTAAAGTTTATGATCTCTAATTTTTTAAATGTGCGTGAAAGCACTCGTAAATTAACTGATGAAGAGTTTGAATTTATTCTGCCAATGTTGGCCGAAGAATTAACATTTGTAGATTTTAAAACTCAGTATACAGAAGAACAATTAAAAAAAGATTGGGAAAATTTAAAAGATTTCTCTCAAACAGATACATCAAGCAATTCAACTGTTCGTATTGGAATGAAATTATGTGAACATTTCTTTCCAAACTTTTATAATATCAAGAATGCAAAAGGCCAAAGTTTTGCAAACTCTTGGAACAAAGAAAATCTTGTAAAAGTATTACGATGGAATCGTAAATCTCATTCAACTCCATATCTGTCAGAGATCAAGCGCGGAATATATTTTTGCACTGGCTTAACAAAGAACACAATGTTTCGTCCTCATCTGGCAAAAACAATAGTGTCTTCATATCCAGGAGAAACCGTTTTAGATCCATGTGCTGGATGGGGCGGTAGAATGTTAGGAACAGTGGCTGCTGGAAAAAAATATATTGCGTTTGAACCAAATATAGAGACTTACAATAACTTGAATAAACTTGCTGAATTTTTAGATATTAAAAATGAAGTAGAGATTTATAATACCGGTTCAGAACATATGAATAATCATTTAACAAAAAAAGTAGATATAATTCTTACCTCTCCTCCATATTTTAATCTTGAAATTTATGCAGATGGAAAAGCCCAATCAGAAAACCAATACAACTCCTATGAAACTTGGCGAGATGGATGGCTGGAAAAAGTCATAACTACGGCCATATCTCATTTAAACGATTTTGGCGTATCATGTTGGAATGTTCACAATGTCGGCAAGATGAAGATGATAGAGGATGTTAAAAATATTCACGCAAAAGCAGGATTTTCAGAACAAAATAAATTTTCTATTGGTTCATCAAAACGCCAGGCACACCAAACTGAAACTAAAAATGAAAAAAACATGGATGTGACAATCTGTTATAAAAAATAAGTTTTCATGCGCCCAGCACTTGACAGACCGAGAGATCGCTGCTATAGTAGGTGCATGTTCGCTCCCGTAACTCAGTTGGTTAGAGTGTCATTCTTATAAAGTGAAAGTCGTTGGTTCAAGTCCAACCGGGAGCACCATATTGCTTGTTAGCACAGCTGGTAGTGCATCTGACTGTTAATCAGAGGGTCGTTGGTTCGAGCCCAACACAAGCAGCCAAAGGATAGTATGACAGAAGAAAATAAAAATACAATTGTTGTTGCCGAAACATGGGCTGGAGCAGTAAAAGAATTTGCGAGACAGTTAGGTGCAGTATCAACCCTATTGATAATTGTATTATCAATAGGCCAATGTAGTGGATGTTTTGATTTGTATCGTATATTGGGAAAATGAAAGGAAATGCTCCGGTAACTCAGCTGGATCAGAGTGTCAAGCTTCTATCTTGAAAGTCGGGGGTTCGAGTCCCTCCCGGAGCGCCAAGTTATGAATGATAATTTTACCATAAGAGAAACGTCTAAAATGGTTAGACTTCTTATTAGAGATCCAACAAAGCTTTGTGATGGTTGTATGAACGAATGGACTAATTTTACTCTTAATGAAGAAAAGCTTTGTGATGAGTGTTATGAGGAAAAATATGGCAAGACCAACTTGGGATGAAATATGGATGAATTTGGCTATTCATATAGCTCAAAAATCACGTGATCCAAGGTTGAAAGTTGGAAGTGTCATTGTTACCAACGATAATACAACTGTTCTTGCTATTGGTTACAATGGAGATGAACAAGGTGGAACTAATAAACCTGATAGTTTGGAGCCAGGTAAAAGTGGGTTCATCCACGCAGAGGCAAACGCTCTGATTAAGATGAACTTCTCAGAGCATCGTGGTAAGAAAATGTATCTTACGCATTCACCATGTCCGGTATGTGCCAGAATGATTATTAATGCCAAGATAGAACAAGTTTATTATTGCGAATCATATAGAGATACAACTGGAATTAATATTCTTTTAAAATCCGGTGTACATGTTAAACAGATAGAAAATTGTGAGGCAGATTGAAACTGCCTATTTGAACAAAAGGAGAAATGTTATGTCAGATAAGCGCCCAATTGAACTAAATATGGAACTTGAACTTCGTGCCCGTCAGGATAATGAAGTTTTAAAGCTAACCAAAGTTGTGGAAGCAAATTTCGTTCCACAGCACGGTATGGTTGTTATGGTTGATGAAATTCCATTCCGCGTAAAGACAGTTGCTCTTGCAAATCTTTCCGGATTGAAGCATGTAGCTTATCCAGTAACAACGAAGGGAATTAAATTTATTTCTCGCAACGATTCAGAGAAAGGCAAAGATTGGTTTGCTTCACGCTCTGAGCATTTTAAAAAGCTTGGATGGAAGACAGCCTGATATCTTGATTCATGACCGCCCTTAAATGGGCGGTCTTGTTATATATCCAAGGAAAGTTTATGGATTTAAAAATTAAAACACTACATGACGGCTCAGAAGTATCTCTTGAAGAAGTTATTGCCAAGCGTCCAAATATTAAATATCGTGTTGGATGCGATAGCATGAACATCAAAGACAAAACAGTATTTATTACTACTCTTGTCGGTATTCATCCAGACAAGAGTGGTGCTTTTATACTTTATTCAAAAGAAAAAATAGCAAAACTTGAAGAACCTCAAGTTCGTCTTTGGATTGAAGTTGAGAAAGCAATTGAGTTTGCTACAACTTTGAGAGACGAATATAATATTGATATTGAATGTATTGATTTTGATTTAAACCCAGATGTAACGTATGAATCAAGCAGACTTGTAGCAAGTGCTATCGGATATGCAGAATCAATGGGTTTCAAGGCTTACTGTAAACCAGATTCAATTTATGCTATATATGCTGCAGACTTCATTGTCCATAAGGGTAATGATGGAACAAAAAGAAAAGGTTTGAATACATGAAGGTTGTTGATTTTTTAAAGCAGCCATTTACAGTAAACGTACTTGCTGCAGCTGGATTAGTTGCTGGTTTTTCAATTGGTGTTATAGGAAAAAAACTTATTGAGTTACAAAATTTTTCCTTACAGAAAAATAGAGTATGTCAAGAAGCTTATGACATGATGTGTGTGCAAGTGCATACATGTACTGGAACGTCCGTTGAAGATTGTGACCGTGTAGTACAAGAAAAAGAAGTTTGTAGAGTAAATCTTCCAGATGTGCAGGTAATTTATCAATGCAAGGAGGATTTAAGACACATTGAGTGTCTTGACAACCTTCCTGTAAGTTGTTCACTATTCATGGATACAGAATGAAATTTCGTAATCAAACAAGGCGAGAGAGATATAAGAATAAGGAAAGTAAAAATTTTCCTGTAGAAATTGCTTGTATAAACTTTCGTCACGAACCAAACATTGGTTATGTGATTAGAGCAGCAGCTTGTTTTGGTGCAAGCAAAGTAAATTTAATCGGTTGCTGTCCAGAACCAAAAGAACTGCGTGAACTATCAGGCACAACAAGTGATTTTGTTGAGCTACAAAAATTTTCTAATCCACATGATTTTTTAAATTATTGTAGAACAAATAATATTCACATTGTTTCAGCGGAACTTACAGATAATTCAAGGAGTTTATATGATTATCGCTATCCGACAGAACGTAAAGTCTGTATTGTTGTTGGGAATGAACAAACAGGAGTCCCAACCGACATTCTCCAACACAGTGAAATTGTACAGATTCCAATGCCAGGATTAGGTTATTGTTTGAATACGGCAGCTACTGCGCATATAATGTTGTACGAATATACTAAGCAGGTTTCTGTCTGAAAAAAAATACATTTTATTCTAATATACCTATTTATAAAAAAAGGAATAAATACATGAAACTCAACAAACAGCAATTAAAGACCATAATAAAAGAAGAAATATCAATCCTTATTAAGGAAGGTGGACTAGGTGGTGAACAACCTCCACCTAATTTACAAGAGGTGGCTCACGAGCTATATAAGATAGTATTAGAGCTTTCTTCAGCTGATCCATATACAAATATAGAATCACTCCAGCAGAGAGCAGAAGCAGCTGTTAATAAAGCTCGCGGATATACTCCTGATGAATCTTTCTAATTAATTTAGAAATACAAAATACTCCAGTAAATTTATTAATAATATAAAAGCTTGGCACCATTTACTGTGCCTTCTTTTATATTTTATCCTTCAGAACTGCTAACATTATGCTGTTTGAATATACAAAGCAGATGGCAGCGGCTTGACAGACGGGGAGATCAGTGCTATACTGATCTCGTTCCTGCCCCGATGGCGGAACAAGGGAAAGGTGATTCAAGCCCGAATGGTGGAACAGGTAGACGCAAATAGAAAATAAAGGTTTACATACTATTTATTATAGGAGTGTCTACCAATATGAATAAGAAAAAATTAAATAACTTTTCTCATGAAGAAATTTTAGATATTATTAATAGCAGCTATAGTGCTGCTGAAGCTGCTAGAAAACTGGGATTTGAAGGTAAATCTGGAAGTACAACGAGACTAAGAAAATATTTGAATGATTTAAATATTGATTTTTCTCATTGGACAGGACAGCTATGGTCAAAAGGAAAAACAATTTTAACTGATCAAAGAGTATGTAAAAAAATAAAATTAGAAGAAATGTTTGTAGAAAATAGTCTTGCCCCTCGTACACATATTAGAAGCTTAGTTCTAAAAAATAATTTATTAGAATATAAGTGTAATATTTGTAACATGCTTCCCATTTGGAATGAAAAAAAATTAACTTTACAATTAGATCACATTAATGGAATTCGCAACGATCATAGATTAGAAAATTTAAGATGGTTATGCCCAAATTGTCATTCACAGACTGAAACATTTTGTGGAAAACAAAATACAGGTAAGACTAAAATATCTGATGAAGATCTGCTAGAGTCATACAAGAAGCATAATAATGTTGATAGAGCACTAAAAGAAGTAGGTTTAGCGGGTTCGGGAAATATTAAAAGATTAAAAAAACTAATAAATAAGGGCACGTAGTCCAACAGGTCAGGAGACAGTTGACTTAAAATCAATACAGTGTGGGTTCGACTCCCACCGTGCCCACCAAAAGTTGGCTGAATACTTTTTTATAAATTGATCACTTATAAAAGAAAGCAAGCACGGTTTGAGGTAGTCAAAATACGGCAGCCCTTCGTAACAATATAGGGTTTTTTGGGGAATCGTCTAATGGCAGGACCGTGGATTTTGATTCCACTTATCGGGGTTCGAGTCCCTGTTCCCCAACCAACCACCCGAAAGGGTGGTTTTTTTATTTTCATATAATTACTTACATGAAAATGAGAGTTACCTTTGATTTTGAATTCAAAGATGAACTAACACGGCAAGAAATAGATAACTTAATTTATATTATTGAAAATTGGTCCAAATATGAAGGCGGGGCATTTTTAGAAATACCTGGCGGCTTAAAGTATGTTGATATAGATTCTGAGATTATAAAATAAAATAAGTAAATTATTGTTTAAATATTTCTTTTATTTTTTCTTCAAAACTTTGCTTTATTTTTATTCTTGATTCTAATACTTTTATTTTAAACTGAGAACTGAAAGAATAGTTGTAAAACAATTTTACTCTTTCATGATTTACACCTAACATAACGCTTTGAAATTCTGGCACACCACGGGAAATAATACCTATAATTTCCCAGTTATCATTGAATATTGGAGAACCAGAACTTCCTCCAACTCCAACTAAATTATATACAGAATATGGATGTTCTTCTTCTACAAATTTAATGTTGCCTTGATAATATCCATCAAACATTAGTGCCATATCTGGACCATGTATTCCTAACGGTGCAGATATATTGTAAATATGTTCTCCTATTTTTGGACCACTTTCTGCTATTTTTAATGCTGGTGCTGGAATAACGGTTTCTGTTACTAACAAACAAAGATCATCTTCTGATGAAGTGGTAAAACTAATAACTTGATATTTATTTTCATTTAGATCTAAAACTCTTATGGCTACTGTGTTAAAGTCGCAAACATGACCAGCAGTAAGAATAATAGTGTTCAAATTATCGAGATGGTTAATAATTACACCAGAGCCTACAGAGGCATGATCGGTGGTTAAAATTTCAACTTTAACAAAAGACTCTCTTGGAGCATTTTTGAAATTAATTGAATTAAAAAGAGTGGCACAACCACAATTAGTAGAGCATATTACTAATATCATTATGCCTATTAATTGTTTAAAAAACTGTGGCATATATGTAACTATATTACCGCAGATCAAAAAGTATAATTATTATAAACAAAAGTTGGTAACAAAATGAAAAAAATATTTGTGTTAGATACGAGTGTTTGTTTGGCAAACGCAAATGCAGTCTATAGCTTCGGAAAAGATGATGTTTATATTCCGCTAAAAGTTCTTGAGGAAGTTGATAAACATAAAAATCGCCAAGATGGTGTTGGTCAAAATGCTCGTAGTTTTATTAAAATTCTTGATGAACTTCGTGAAAAAGGTTCTCTACAAGAAGGCGTAAGACTGCAAAAAGGCAAAGGAGTGTTACGCTCTGCTGCTCTCGTAAGTTCTAATTTTCCACAAGATTTGGATATGTCAGTTCCAGATCATGTGATTATTGCAACTGCTTTTGGTATCTCAAAAACAAATCCAGATAAGAAAATAACAGTTGTTTCGCGTGATATTAATATGCGCGTGATCTGTGATTCAATCGGTCTTGGCTCTGAAGGCTATGATGCAAATCAAGTAATTTCAAGTAGTTCTGAATTGTATTCTGGATTTGCTGAACTTGTTGTTGATGATGAGTTTATTGAACGCCTTTACAAAGGCGAATTGATGTATCTTGATGAAAAACAATCTGCTGGCCTTTATCCACATCAGTTCTTGACACTTATATCAAATAAGAATGCAAATAAAACAGCCCTTGCAAGATTTATAAACAAAGAATCTTCATTACGCAGAATCCCAGAATTCAAAGGTCGCAATCAGATATTTGGGGTTGAGTCAAGAAACCGAGAACAAAGTTTTGCGATGGATCTCTTGATGGACCCAACAGTTCCAATTGTTACACTTGTTGGTAAAGCCGGTTCTGGTAAAACACTTACTGCAATTGCTGCCGGCATGGAACAAATGCTTAAAAAAGGCGTATATACTCGCCTCATAGTTTCGCGTCCTGTTCAGCCAATGGGTCGTGATATTGGTTTCTTGCCGGGAACAATGGAAGAAAAGATGTTGCCTTGGTTAAGTCCAATTCAAGATAATCTTCAATTTCTACTTGGTAATGACAAAGAATTACTCCAAGAATATATGGCTCGCGGTCAAATTGAAATTGAAGCCCTAACCTATATCCGTGGTCGCAGTATCGCCAAGGCTTTTATGGTTATAGACGAAGCACAAAACCTTTCAGCGCACGAACTCAAAACGATTGTCACTCGCGTTGGTGAAGATACAAAAATCGTTTTAACGGGCGACATAGAACAAATTGATAATGTTTATGTGAACGACACAAGCAATGGTCTTGCTTATGCTGTAGAGAAATTTAAAGATACACATTTAGCTGGTCACGTATCGCTACTTAAGGGCGAACGGAGTGCTGTTGCCACGTTGGCATCAAAGATATTGTGAATGTTGATAAAAATTTATTTCAACACTAGTTACTATAATGTTGTTTTAACTAGGAGAAATAAAATGATAAAAAATATTATAGGAGAAGGAAGAGTACTAGACAAAAAAGCTGTTGTTATTTGCGAAAAGTGTAATAAAGAAAGAACAGTAAAATATTTAACTGCCATGGATAAAAACAATCCTCTTCATATATGTCGTTCTTGTTCTATAACAGAAACTAATACAGGTACAAAAAGAAGTGAATTAGCGAAAAAAAACATGAGTATTGCTCAAAGAAAAATACATAATGGTGGAATTCGCTATAATCAAGGTAGAGGATATAAACAATTAATAGTTGATGAATACCATCCTAGGAAAAAAAATAGAAAAGGTGGAAGTTATATTTTTGAGCACGTACTTGTTGTTGAAAAACAAATTGGAAGATTTTTAAACGATCATGAAATAGTACACCATATTGATGGAGATAAAGAAAATAATTCACCACAAAATTTATTTTTATGTTCTGGGCAAGATAGAAAAGAATCAAACCAAATTCATAATCACGCTCACGATACAGCAGAAAAAATAGTTTTTAATTTATATAAAAAAGGTTTAATAAAATTTGAAAATGGTGAATATAAAATGAGTGAAGAATTGAAAAATTTTGTATCAAAAGAGCAAATTATTTCGCTTAATTTTGATAATCTAGGAATACCAAATTGTTCCTGTCATGGAATTGTTAGAGATAATAAATAAAATACTTTGAGGAGATAATATGGAAGAAAGAGAATTAGAAGAAACAGTAGTGCAAAAAGAAAGCCCATTAAAAGAAATGTTTGTTGAATATGTTGGAAATAAGTTTCAACCAGAAGATGGACAAGTAACAGTTGAGATGTGTGTTGAAGTTTTAGCAGAAGAATTCCCAGACTTTCTTTTATTAGTAGCACAAGAAAACTTTATTCGCGGATACAAACAATGTATTACCGACATGGAGAGTCAAAGCGGTGAACAACAAAAATCCGAATAGATTTTTTAAATCTTCAACGCAAATAAAACTTGTAGAGCAAACTGTTTTTGGAACAGTTAATGTTGTTCAACATCAAGAAATGCCAGATAATATTAACTTAAATAATATTTTAAAAAAACTTCAAGTTATTATTCCAGAGCATTTTGTTCAAAATTTAGACGGCATCTACATTGGAGAATATGATTTCCTTTTAAAGCGAGATCTAAATGCTCTTTATAAAGACGGTGTTATTTATGTTCTGCCAGAACAAGATGACGAGCAAGACGTCTATGAAGACATTATTCACGAAATAGCACACTGCGTTGAAGAAACCTATGGTATGGATATATATGAAGATGGCAAGATAGAGCAGGAATTTTTACGCAAGAGACGTGCTTTACTTGACATTCTCAAGGCTTACGGCTATAATGAGGTGTCCGACGCGGCATATGGAAATACAGAGTTTAGTCAAAAGTTTGATGAGTTTCTTTATTTAATAGTAGGTTATCCAACGCTTACCCAACTTACACCAAACTTATTTGTATCTCCATATGGCGCAACTTCCTTGAGAGAATATTTTGCTAATTGCTTTGAGGAGTATTTTGCATTACGTCGTTACGACAGTGTAAAAAAGATTTCTCCTGCTGTATTTGAAAAAATAGAACTCTTGTTGGGAATCTAACAGAGGTGATTCTTGCTTGAACCAGAAACTAAAAAACCAGATTATGTTAGTTATTCTTCAATCAAAGATTGGAAATTTTGCCCTTTTTATTATAAACTTACTCGTATTGACGGAATTTCCGCAGGCCGTGAATCCATTCACACTGCTTTTGGAAAAGCCCTCCACTCAACCAGTGAAAAAATCTTTAAGCAGGAGAAGGAAGGATCGTTTGATTATCCAAAGGACTTTTCATTTAACTTCCAAAAAGAAATTTCTTCCTTATCAAAAGAAATCCGTGAAGGTATATCTGCCAAAGATTTAACAGATTTTGACCAACAAGGTCGCGAACTTGCTGACTTAATTTATCCCGCAGCCAAAGAATATTTTGGTGAATTTGAATATGTATCAGCCGAAGAAGATCTGCTTGAGGAAATTGAAGAATATAAAATTGATGACTACAAATATAAAGGATATATTGACCTTGTCTTGAAAACAAAAGACGGTAAGTATAATATCATTGACTGGAAAACTTGTAGTTGGGGGTGGGAACCACAAAAAAAGAATGATGCAATGGTCACTTATCAGTTGACCTATTATAAACATTTCTTTGGAAAGAAACATGGTATTCCAGTAGATAAAATTGAAACTCACTTTGGACTTCTAAAACGAACAGCAAAGAAGGATAAGGTAGAACTATTCCGTGTGAGTAGTGGTGAAAAAAAAGTAAGTAATGCTCTTAAACTTCTTCAAGAATGTGTGCATAATGTTGACCACGAAAGGTTTATAAAAAATAAACTATCGTGTTCTTCGTGTTCATTTCACAGAACGCAACACTGTCCTTGAGTTTGAGTTCCTACGCTACTATTTATAAGTGTGGGAGAACAAACTGAAATGACTGCAAGAAATTGTTTAATTTGCAACACTGAATTTACACTATTAGAAGGGCAAGGGATGAAAAGAACTTGCTCTGATGAGTGCAGAAAAAAACATAATAATTTAAGAAGAAAAAAGAATATTCTAAAACATTTAGAAACCTTTAAATGCATCCATTGTGAAAAAGAAGTTACAAGATACAGAAAAAGAAATGGCTTTTGCTCTCGTTCTTGTGCTTCAAAAAAATATATTGAAGATGGCACATATGATAAGTGGCGCTTAAGAGTCAATGAAAAAATTGGTATCAACAAAGAATGCATAAAATGCAAAACACAATTTTATTGTGAACCACGCGACATGGAAAATAAAAAACTTTGTGGTTCTGAAGAATGTCGTAAAAGTTATATGTCTGAATATATGACGAAAAATAATCCGTCGTTTGGAAAAAAAGAAAAATTAGGAGTAAGAGAGAAAGTTAAAAATACTTTATTAGAAAAATATGGTGTTAAAAATGCTTTTGCTCTTGCTAAACATATATCACTTTCAAAACCTCAAAAAGAACTAATAGAGTATTTAAAAAATAATACAAAATATACAATATTTTATGATTTTCCAATTTATAATAAGCAAGACAAGTTATATAAAGTTGATATATACATCAAAGAACTTAATCAAATAATTGAATTTAATGGAACATACTGGCACGCAGATCCCAGATTTTATAAAGAAGATTTCGTTATAAAAAAGAAACAAAAAACTTCTAAACAGATATGGGAAGAAGATCAAAAAAGACTTAAAGATCTTTCTGATATGGGATATAAAGTTAAAGTGATATGGGAATATGATTATAAGTTAAATAAAAACGATATTCTCACGGAGTTAGTGAATGAATAAAAAGATTAAAATATTGACAATAAGCGATCATCCGTTAGCGTAGGACATTGGCGGATGTAAAATCGGGTGAATTGCTGGAAACTCTCAAAAATTTATATACCACAACATAATTGGAAACGATAAGTGTGAAGGTCTGAGAAATATAAATTGAGACAATCAGCAGCCAAGCATCTGTCCGGAAACGGTGATGAAGGTTCAGAGACTACGGTTAGCCTAAAATACAAAAGTATCATGGCAATGATCCGACAGCGCCCGACTCATTAATAACCTTAATGATGATGATATAGTCCATTTAAAGTAAGTCCTTCTGGAGTCGGAACACAAACGAGATATATGATAGAAGCCATGTTGAAAACTGGCAAATACTCATTTGTTTGTCTTGGTGGAGCAGTAAAACATAATGATTATCGTATCCAAAAGACCCAAGAGTGGGGAGATGACTTTGTTATTATCCCTGTTGATGGATATGGAACTCAAGATTTAATTCGTCAATTGTTAAAGCAACAAAAACCAGATATTCTTTGGTTCATGACCGATCCTCGTTTCTATGGTTGGCTCTGGGAAATAGAAGACGAAATAAGATGCAATGTTCCAATGATTTATTATCATGTTTGGGACAACAAGCCGTATCCAAAATTTAATAAGCCATATTATGCATCAAACGATGTAATAGCGACAATATCAAAAGTAACAGATGATATTGTTAGGAATGTAGCACCAGAAGTAGAGTGTCATTATATTCCACATGCTGTTGATATGGATGTGTTCAAGAAATATCCATCAGAACAAGTTGAACAATTTAGAAAAAGAGTTTTTCCAAAAGATACAAATAAAAAGTTCACAGTATTTTGGAATAGCAGAAATGCTCGTAGAAAAAATCCTGGTAGTATTGTTTGGTGGTTTAACGATTTCCTAAATGTTGTAGGAAAAGATAAAGCAAGACTGCTAATGCACACAGATCCAAAAGATGTTCACGGACCAGACCTTGAAGCAATAATAAACGAACTTGGTTTAACAAATGGAGAAGTTATGTTTTCTCCAGGTAGAGTTGGTCCACAAGACCTTGCTGCATTTTATAATATGGCAGATGTAACAGTAAGTCTTTCCGATGCCGAAGGTTTTGGTCTTTCAACAATGGAAAGCCTCGCTTGTGAAACACCTATTGTTGTTCCACGAACAGGTGGTTTGCAAGAACAAGTAAAAGACGATGCTGGAAATCATTTTGGAGTTGAACTTCCAATCGCCTCGCAAATGATTGTTGGTTCACAAGAAGTTCCTTTTATTTATGAAGATCGTGTGAATAAAGAAGATTTTGTAAATGCCCTATTAAAATTATTCAACATGTCTCAAGCAGAAAGAGAAGCATTGGGTGCAGCCGGTAGAAATCATCTACAAGTCAATTATAATATGGCAACCCTAATGAATAAATGGGACGAACTCTTTACAAAGGTTCACAATGAAAGAGGTTCGTGGGAAAATAGAAAAGGTTATAACCGTTGGGTATTGAAGGAGATCGCATGAGAAAGAAAGTATTAGTAAAAGGTCCAGCCCTATCACTTTCTGGCTATGGAGAACAAGCCAGATTTGCTCTTCGTTGTTTGAGAGAGCATGAAGATAAATTTGATATATTTCTTGTCAATATCCCTTGGGGAAAAACCGGTTGGACAGTTGAGCAATCGGAAGAAACAGAATGGCTAACACAATTAATGGCCAAAACTCACGGATACATTCAACAAAAAGGTCCATTTGATATAAGTATTCAGGTTACAATACCAAACGAATTTGAAAAGATTGCACCCATCAATATTGGCTATACAGCCGGAATAGAAACAACAAAAGTCTCTCCACAATGGATTGATAAAGCAAGATTGATGGATAAAATTATTGTTGTATCCAATCATTCAAAGCAAGTATTTGATTTAACAGAATACAAACTGCAACATCCACAAACTGGTCAAGTAATAGATTTTAAAAATACAACTCCGGTTGAAGTTGTTCATTTTCCAGTAAAGAAAACCCAGCCAAAACAACTTGATTTAGATTTACAAACTGATTTCAATTTCCTATCAGTTGTTCAATGGGGTCCAAGAAAGAACGCTGAAGCAACAATCACTTCTTTCTACGAAGAATTTAAAAATGAACAAAATGTTGGTCTTGTAATGAAGGTTAATCATTCCAAGAACTGTATCATGGACAGAATGGTCTGTGAGCGTCGTTTAGAAGCGATTAAAAAGAACTACAGCGACGCAAAATGCAAAGTCTATCTTCTGCATGGCAATATGACAGAACAAGAAATGGCTGGCTTATATCACCATCCAAAGATAAAGGCTATTGTTTCAACAACTCATGGTGAAGGTTTCGGTCTTCCACTGTTTGAGGCGGTTTGTGCCGGTCTTCCAGTTATTGCTCCAAAGTGGAGTGGTCATGTTGACTTCCTTATGGCACCAGTTAAAGAAGATGGTAAAGTAAGATTAAGAAATCACTTCACAGCAGTTGACTTTGATTTAGCAAATGTAAACAAAGAAGCTGTATGGGAAGGTGTAATACAAGCAGACGCTCAATGGTGTCATGTAAAAACATCAAGCGTTAAAGATGCCATGAGAACTGTATTCAAGAATCTTCCAACACCTGTAGCTAAGGCCAAAAAGCTTCAAGAATATATTGTTCAAGAATTTGCTGAACAGAAACAAAAGCAAAAATTTATTGAAGTATTGAACGGAAAATCAAGTGATTCAGACATCGTCATACTTTGAGTGCAACTTATTTAAAGAAGACTTGGATATTTTATCTGGTCCTTTTTTTGTAAAACAAAAAGAATTATTGCTAAATGATATACAAGGTCAACAAGCAAAATTCAATCAAATTGAAGTAGAATATAAATGTAAATTTATATTTCAAGAAATGGGTTTTAATAAACAAAATCCTTTTATTATTATCCCTTCAAGAAATAATATAGAATTAATAAAATATACTATTAATAACTTATTAGAAAATAAAGTTGATGAAATCTGTAACATAATGGTTGTTGATGATCGTTCAACAGACGATTATCTTTCTGTTCTAAAAGATAAAAAACAAATATCTTATCTAAGAGTTGATAATGAAAAAGGTTTCAACTTTTCTATGCTGTGCAATATAGGTGCATATATAGCAAGTAAATTAGAATGCTCTGAAGTTATACTTTGGAATAATGACTTGTGGGTTGATAAGAGAGAATATTTAGAAACTGTAATAAAGAAGCACAGAGAAGATAACTCAAGTATATCTGGAACAAAATTATTGTATCCACTAAAATCTTTCAATGGAGATACTTCCGACACAGCAAACATTTCCAATCATTTTCCAAATATGAAAGATGGAAAATGGAGGGGAACGGTTCAGTTTGGAGGAGGAATGTGGGCACAGTTCCCGAATACTCCAATATTGTTCAGCCCATTACATTATAAGAGGTTTATAGAGCCAGAAAATGCCCTTGTTGATTGCGATAAGGGTGATACATTTGTTACCGGCGCTTTTCATCTTATTGATTTAAAAACTTTTATAAAACTTGGCGGATATAATCCTTCTTTGTCTAAAAACTTTCAGGATGTTGATTTGTGTTTGAGAATAATAGAAAATAAAAATAAAGTTATGTATTACGGAAAAGGTGTTCGTTTTTTGCACGATGAATCACTTACGTTTAATTCTGTTGGTGAAAAAAAGAATGATAAACAAATGACCAGCGATCATGTATTATTCGGAAAAATTTGGAATAATAAAATAGCTACTATTATTTTATAAGGATTTAAGATGGCACACAAAGAGCAAATAGATTTTTGTAGAGAAGTAAAAAATAAATTTCCACTTTTATTTAAAGATAAAAAGGTTTTAGACGTTGGTTCTTTAGATATTAATGGAAATAATAGATATTTATTTGAAAATTGTGTCTATACTGGAATAGACATAGGGCCAGGAAGAAATGTTGACATAGTTTCAAAAGCTCATGAATATAATGCTCCAGATGGAGAATACGATGTAGTTATAAGTACAGAGTGTTTTGAGCATGATATGTATTATGATAAATCAATTAACAATTGTGTTAGACTTGTAAAAAGTGGCGGTTTATTTTTATTTACATGCGCAACAACTGGACGTCCGGAACATGGAACACGTAGAACCAGACCAGAAGATGCTCCTTTATTATCTTCAAATGAAGAATGGTCTGATTATTATAAAAATCTAACAGAAGAAGATATAGAAGAAATTGTTTTATTAGAAAAATATTTCTCACTACACGAATTTAAAATCAATCCTATAAGTTGTGATTTATATTTTTATGGTATAAAAAAATAGGTTTATTATGGATATTAGCATAGCTGTTTTTATACTTTGTTACAATGAAGAAAGAATAATACCTCATACAATAAAACATTATAACAAATTTTGTAAAGATATTTTCATTTTAAATAATGGGTGTACAGATAATACAGTAGAAATATCAAAAAAATTAGGTTGTAAAATTATAAATTATGAACCAAAAGGTATTGACGAG